CCGACGAAGACAAGATCAATGAACAGAACATTCGCCCGATCGCCTTTGACGATCCAAACGTCTTCGTGCATCGCAAGATTGTTCCTTTCGCCGAAACCACGGACAACATCATCGACGAATTCATTCGCGCCCGCAAGAGCTACAAGGGTTCCGGTAACCCCGTCGCTTACCTCGGTACTGATATCCTGACCGAAATGCTCCTGCTGAAGGATGACTTCCATCACAGACTGTACAAGACCACTCAGGAATTGGCTTCCGTTCTGCGCGTAAGCCGCATTGTCGAAGTCGAAGCCATGAACACTGCAACCCATACCGTTGATGGCAAAGTCAACACGATCATCGGTATCATTGTTAACCTCAAAGACTACACCATCGGCGCTGATCGTGGCGGCGACATTGCGTTGTTTGACGATTTTGATATCGACTACAACCAGTATAAGTATCTGATCGAAACTCGTATCTCCGGTGCTCTGACCATGCCGAAGTCGGCTATCGTTATGGAGCGCGCTCCTCAGGCCTAATCTTCAAAATGGGAGGTAATCCATGGCTAAGTTCTTTGGCCCAATAGGCTATGCCGGAGAGACAAAGGAGACTTCGCCTGGAGTTTGGACCGAGATCATTACTGAGTATAATTACTACGGAGATGTTTTGAAAAACATAAGTAAAGTTCGTAGCGGTGATGGGTTAAACGATAACATTGTTATTGAGAACCAACTCAGCATTGTTGCAGATGAATTTGCTTATTCAAATTTTCAATCTATTCGTTATGCAAAGTGGATGGGGGTCCTCTGGAAAATTGCTTCGGTTAACGTACAGAGGCCCCGTCTCGTCCTTACAATTGGTGAGGTTTATAATGGACCAACTCCTGTCATTCCGCCTATAGGGGGTGATTAAGGATGAGGAGCCAGCTTGATCTCCAAGACTTGTTTCTTACCATTACCCAGAATGTATACTTTCAACCACCAGCAACCCTTAAGATGACATACCCTTGTATTGTTTACCAAAGAGACGACATCGATGTTAAGCGATCAAACGATAAGGTATACGGCTCTATTGTAAAATATTTGGTGACAGTAATCGATCCAAATCCAAACAGCGAACTCGTCGAAAAGGTGTTACTCTTACCTCTATGTGGTTTTGAAAGACACTACACAAAAGACAACCTCAATCATGATATCTATAACCTATATTACTAAGGAGGAACCTCAATGAAACTTTTATGGGATTCAGTCGGCGAACGACTGTACGAGACCGGTGTAAAAAACGGAGTCCTTTATCCCCAAAATAATGCTGGTCTGTATCCTCTCGGTGTAGCATGGAACGGCCTTACGGCTGTTACAGAGAGCCCGAGTGGTGCCGAACCTAATCCGATTTATGCCGATGACATCAAATATCTGAACCTCATTTCGGCCGAAGAGTTCGGCGCGACGATCGAAGCCTACACATATCCCGATGAGTTTGCCGCCTGTGATGGCTCCGGCGCTTTGGCTGTCGGTGTCAAAGTTGGCCAGCAGAAACGTACCGCCTTTGGTCTGTGCTATCGTACAGCTCTTGGCAATGATGTTGATGCGGCTGATTATGCCTACAAACTGCATCTGATCTATGGTGCCATGGCTGCTCCTTCGGAGAAAGCTTTCGCCACAATCAATGATTCTCCCGAAGCAATCACGTTCTCCTGGGAAGTTTCAACTACTCCGGTTGCTGTCACTGGTTTCAAACCGACAGCTTCCATCGAAATTGATTCTTCAAAAGTTGACCCGGCCAAACTTGCAGCTCTGGAAGATATTCTGTATGGTACCGCTGGTGCCGATGCTTATCTGCCTCTGCCTGATGAAGTTGCTGCTATCTTCGCTGAAGCTGCTCCGTCAGCCGTTGCTCTTTCGAGCATCGTTCCTGCTGATGCTGCAACCAACGTTGCCGTCAATGCCAACATCGTTCTTACCTTCAACAACAAGATCGCTCGTGAAGCCATTGTTGTTACGGATGAACTCGGTGGCATTGTTGCTGGTGCTAAGACCTGGGATGTTGATGGTAAGGTCCTTACCTTCAATCCCACATCCGAGTTCACAGCCAGTACCGTCTACATCGTCACTATCACTGGCGTCGTAGATATCTACAACCAGAGTCTTGCTGCCGAAGTCAAGAACTTCGAGACAGCAGTTTAATTTCAGAAAGACTGAGGTCGTATTCAGGGATACGAGGGCTGGCGGCCTCTTTCTTTATCGACTAGTTTCAAAATTTGAAAGGAGAAGCAACTATGCTTAAGCGTACAATAAAATACACTGACTTTGATGGTAATGAAAGAAATGAGGATTTCTATTTCAATCTCTCAAAAGCCGAAGTTACTGAAATGGAACTTGGTATTACAGGTGGCATGACACAGATGCTCAACAAAATCGTTGCTGAACAAGACAGTAAGAAGATCGTTGAGACATTCAAAGAGATTATTCTCAAGGCCTATGGTGAGAAATCTCCAGATGGCAAAAGATTCATTAAAACCAAAGAGCTTTCGGACAATTTCTCATACACTGGAGCTTATGAACTTCTGTTTATGGAGCTCGCCACTGATGCAGAAGCTGCGGCAAAGTTTATTAACGCGGTCCTTCCGAAAGCTGACTAATGTGTGCCGAAAGGAGGAAGAAACAAGAGAATGTTGCAATTAGAGATACCCAAAAGGGAACTGTATAATGATACCATAGAAGAATTCTTGGAGTACGAGAAAGCATCTCTTCAACTTGAACATTCTCTTGTTTCCCTTTCAAAATGGGAGTCAACTTGGCGTAAGCCATTCTTAAGTAAAGAACAGAAGACTGTTGAAGAGTCAACTGATTACATCAAATGCATGACAATCACCCAGAATGTTAAACCAGATGCATATTTACATCTCCCACCAGAAATTTTTGAGCAGGTTGATAACTATATCAATCTACCAATGACGGCTACTTGGTTCACGGAAACCGAGAATGCCCCAAAGAGTAGAGAAGTAATAACTGCTGAGGTCATATATTATTGGATGATTGCTTTGCAGATACCAATGGAATGCCAGAAATGGCACCTTAATCGCCTCCTTACTTTGATAAAGGTGTGCAACATTAAAGGTCAACCACCAAAGAAACAGGGACGAAAAGAGGCAATGTCGAAGCGTACGGCACTAAATCAAGCCAGGCGCTCACAAAACCATACGAAAGGATGACTACAAAACTATGACTGAGAAACAAGTAAATGCAACTAGGGTTTGTGATGTCTGTGGTGAGCCCTATTATGGCGAGCAGTATGGGCCATATGCAGAAAATATCTGCAATTCCTGTATTAAATCAGAGCCTCTTCCTTTGATTACTGAAGAGACAGATGAATCTGAAATCCCATCAAGCGTTGATGATGAACTTGATGGTGGAAAGGACGAAGAAGATGGCGACTAGACGAGCAAGCGATCTTTCAACTTACGAGCGACTTTCCCCAAACCGTACCAGACCACGTCCGAAACCAATTAAACGTTTGACGCCACATTGTATGGCAGGAAATCTTAGTATCGAACGATGTATGGCTCTTCCGGCCTTCATATCGCCAAATCCTAGTGGTGGCGGAACATCATGCACTTATTGCATAGGTTCTGATGGTCGCATTGGGCTAAATGTTCAAGAGACAGATGCTCCTTGGACCTCGTCCTCATCCATCAATGACCGACAAGCGATAACCTTTGAGATTGCGAACAGTGGTGGAGCCCCAAATTGGCCGATGACAGATTCTGCAATTGATTCTTTTGTCAAACTGGCAATTGATATTTGCAAATTCTATGGTTTTAAAAAGGTTCACTATGAGGAGAAACCCTCAACTGTTGTAACCAAAGCTGAAGTTGAAGCATGGATTGCCACCTGGGAGAAACCAGATGAGATGATAATTACTCTGCACCGCTGGTACACTGCTAAGGCTTGTCCTGGTGCATATTTCATGGGTAAACTTCCTGATTTGGTAAAAGAGATTAATTTGGCTTTAAATCCGCAAGTTGTTCCTACTTTTACACCATACAAAATTAAGATCACGGCCAATACTCTTCGTGTTCGTAAAGGACCTGGAACAGATTATCCAATCGTTATGACTCTGAGAAACGACCCTAATATTTATACCATTATCGATGAATCGGATGGTATCGGGGCAAAGAAGTGGGGTAAACTTAAATCTGGCGCTGGCTGGATTTCCCTCGATTATACTAAAAGAGTTTAAAAAGTAAGGAGGTGTCGGCATGATTAGTTTTAGACAACATGGAGATTTCAAAAATACTGAACGTTTCTTCAAAAGAGCCCCTAATGTTGATTATAGAAAGATATTGGACTTTTATGGAAAAGCAGGCGTTCGTGCTCTTGAGAAAGCTACTCCTGCCGACACCGGTCTTACTGCTTCATCATGGGAATATTCTTACACAATTGAAAAAGGCCGTTTCTCGGTATCGTGGAATAACACGAACATAGAAGATGGTGCTCCAATAGCTATTCTTATCCAATATGGCCATGGTACACGTAATGGCGGTTATGTTCAGGGAAGAGATTACATCAACCCCGCGCTTAAACCGATCTTTGATAGTTTGGCAGAACAAGCGTGGAAGGAGATAACTAATCTATGAGCAATACAGTTGACCAAAGAGTTGTTGATATGCAATTTAATAATCGACAATTCGAGTCTGGCGTACGTGAAAGCGTAAGTTCGCTTGAAAAGTTGAAAAAGTCTCTCCAACTCGATGATGCTACAAAGAGTCTTTCCGGGCTTGGTGCCGCTGGAAGAAACTTTAATCTGAGTGGAATTGCTAGTGGTGTTGAAACCATAGCTAGTAAGTTTAGTATGCTCGGAATCATTGGTGTTACCGCGCTGGCAAATATCACGAATGCTGCTGTAAATACAGGTAAGCAGATCGTATCAGCTTTGACAATTGACCCTATTAAAACTGGGTATAACGAATATGAATTGAAAATGAATGCCATTCAAACAATGATGGCTGGTTCAGGTGAAAGTCTCGAGACAGTTAACAAAAAGTTGGCTGAATTGAACGCTTATTCCGATCAAACTATATATTCATTCTCTGATATGACACAGAACATTGGTAAGTTTACGAATGCTGGTGTAAAACTTGATGATGCTGTTATGGCCATCAAGGGTATCTCTAACGAAGCAGCTTTGTCTGGTGCAAATGCCAATGAAGCTGCTCGAGCGATGTATAACATCTCACAGGCAATGTCAATGGGTTATGTTCAGTTAATTGACTGGAAGTCCATTGAAATGGCTAACATGGCAACTGTTGGATTCAAAGACCAACTTCTTGAGACAGCTATTGCTGCCGGTACAGTTAAGAAGAACTCAAATGGAATGTATGTTACTCCAGATGGCAACGCCTTTAATAAGATGTCAATGTTTAAAGACGGTCTGCAAGATCAGTGGTTAACCTCAGAGGTAATGGTTGGAACATTGAAAAACTATGCCGATGAGTCAACTGAGATTGGTAAGAAAGCTTTTAAAGCAGCTACCGAGATCAAAACTTTGACTCAAATGTATGGTGTCTTGAAAGAGTCTGCACAATCTGGTTGGTCGCAGTCTTGGGAAACAATAGTTGGTAACTTTGACGAGGGAAAAGGGCTCTTTACAGATCTCAATAACTACATTGGCGGCTTTATTACGGCTAGTGCTAATGCTAGAAACGAAATGTTACAATTCTGGAGAGATAATAAAGGCCGTGACGATTTACTTGAGGCCTTCAAAAATCTTAATTCCTTTGTTGTTCAAATTTTGACACCAATTAAAGAAGTCTTTAGAGAATTCTTTCCTGCTATGACAGGTGAGCGATTGGTCGCTATAACCAAAAGTTTTAAGGAATTTACCGAAAGGCTCAAAATAGGAGTCGATGGCATCAACAAGATTAAGAGCGTTGCTGGTGGTTTCTTTGCTAGTTTAAGCATAGGTATTCAATTCATTAAGTCGCTTGCT